TGGAAGAACTCGTTGACATCGAGATCTTAGCAAACGAAATGGCCGCAGACGCGCGGGCGGTCTGGCTCGTTATTAAAAACGCGACAAGTTTAGATGACCTGAAAGATACGGTGAATCAGTATGAAAAGGACTTGCAAGAGATAATGTTATATTTGCGATTGGATCTCGAAAGACTCGAAACAATCGAGGTAGCAGACGGGTCCCTTCATTTTGGGGAGGGTAATTAAAATGACTACAGCTATAATAAAAGATATAACAATAGGGGGTCAGCGATTAATACTCGGTGACTGCCAAGAGGTAATGAGAGAACTTGGTAGGTTTGATACCTTAGTTAGTGACCCTCCTTATGAGATACAAACAACTGGGGGAGGTATACATAGCAAACGCACCTTCTTGAAAGATGTAAAGAAAGCAAAAATAAATAAAGGTTTTAATTACAATATTATTGATGCTGAATTGTATGGTAGCGCCATAATATTTTGTCACAACGACCAATTAGTAAAGTTGTTACCAAGTCTTTCTAGTAAATATAAAAGATACGTTTTATGTGCTTGGCAAAAAACAAACCCCATGCCTGTTGCGAATAAACATTATCAGCCTGAGTTGGAGTTGTACGTACATGCTTGGAATAAGGGTTACCATCCGCAAGGGGAACTTAGCGATAAGAAAAGAATATTTACACACACTGTTGGTAAGTCAAAGTATGACCACCCCACTGTAAAACCACTAGGGCTAATGCAAAAAGTAGTTACTAATGCTACAGGAACTATTTTAGACCCTTTCATGGGAAGCGGGACAACGCTTGTGGCTTGTGAAAAACTGGGCAGAAAAGGTGTTGGTATAGAAGTAAATGAAAAGTATTTCAACATTGCTTGTGAGCGGGTACACGAGGCCGTCAATAACTTGGAGCTGTTTTAAATGACTAAAATATTAGATTACAAAATGAAAAAGAAAATAATGAAAGATCTCGTTAACATCGAGATCTTAGCACACGAAAATAATTCAGATGAAATAGCCGAAGCAACGCGGCAACTCTGGCTCGTTGTTAAAGACCTGACAGGGGAAGAGGCTCACCTATATCCGTTTAAGGAGGGTGATACGTATTACACCGTCGAAAATGGATTGCTCGTTTGCTCCTGTTGGGATGACACAAGTAAGGAACTTTATGACGCTGACCCTGAAAAAGTTTACTACTGCGTAAACAAAGATGGGCTGATCGAATGGGTTCCACAAAGCGGCGGAAACAAAACACTCTGTAGCTTTCCCCCTGAGCTCTACCTCCGTAGGGCTTAGACCACGGATCACGGTTACATTAAAACACGTATTGTATATATAGAGCGAAAAATAAAAAAAAATATTTTTTCGTAAAATAGGTGTAACTGGTGTAACCGTGTAACTTTGGTAATTAAGCTTATGTTATATATAGAGATTTTAGTTACATAAGTACAAAAATAAATATGTAACCGTACCAGAGTTTATGTAACCTTTGGGCGCCTTAATCTCAATATTGCGTATAAGGGCTCAAATTTCTTTTTTTTTATTTTTATTTTTTCTTCCTTTATAAGTAATAGCGTGTTATTGAAAAGTTAATCTAACTCTGATTAACTGGACAAATCAAATGGCTAATAAAAAAGCATTACCTAAATCGCATATCCCTGCAAAACCCCAAGGCCGACCCAAGAGAACTAAGATCCAACCTTTGACCCGCCGTCAAGAATTGTTTGTGAAAGAACTCGTTTCAAAGGATGGTCAAATTACAATGCGGGAAGCCGCTATAAATGCAGGCTACCCTGCGAGCTCTGCTCACACGAGAGCTTATGAACTTACTAACCCAAATCATTCGCCTCACGTTGTTAACGCTATCCAAGCTTATCGAGCTGAGTTAGACCAAAAGTTTGGGGTCAATTACCAAAGGCATCTAAAAGACCTCCAAACCATTCGAGACATGGCTTTGACCAATGGCGCCTATTCGGCGGCTGTTCAGGCGGAGTACCGAAGAGGACAGGCGCAAGGTCAAATCTATATTAACAAGTCTGAGATTAGGACAGGATCGATTGATAGTATGTCTAAAGATGAAGTCTTGAAAGCATTAAAGGAGATTAAACAAAGTTATGCCCCAATCACTATCGACGTTACTGCCTCAGGATCGGCAAATTCCTCAAACCGCTCAAAAGCGCGAAGCCGACTTATGGACGAAGATGAAGAAGGGGATGAAGGACTCGAAGCGTAACTTCCAAGCTACCCGATTAGAAACGTGGGCAACTCCGGGCGTTCCTGACGTAGTTTTATTGGACGAAAAAGGTGACTTTCATTTTATCGAACTAAAGGCTACCAGTAGCAAAGCTGTAGACTTACGACCGCATCAAGTTGCGTGGTTATGTAATCATAGGCATGGAAGCGTTTGGGTTCTTGTAAAGAAATTAAAAACTAAAAAACTAGAGCAACAACTCTTTTTGTTCGACGGTTCTGATGCAATGGATCTCAAACTGGAGGGCTTAAAATTTACGCCCAAATTGCATCAAATAAAAGATTTTGATTGGAGTGAAGTTTTTAACTTGATTAGTCCTATAGATTAGTATACTCTTATATACATAACTTTAACTTTGGAGAATAAATAATGACTTTAGCACGTGAATATAACTATGAATTGAGCTTAGTGAAAATGGGATACGATGTTATCTATAGCGATTTTAACAGTGAGAAAGAAGGGTTTGAAGAGGATATCCAAGACTTATTAAAATTTGAGGGTGATAGCGATAAAGAGCAATACTATAAAAAAAGTATAGATAAACGATTAGCTCGCATAGAGCATAACATTCAGTTGATGAGGAGTGTTTTATAATGTTCGTTATAATTACTTTACAAAAAACTAAAATCTTAGGTGTTGAACTATGGCCTGTAGATTCTGCCGAATCTTACGAGGAGATGCAAAACTCCGCAAAAGAAATTGAATTGCAAGGATACCGTTGCGAGATACACAAAGCTTATTAAAGGAACAAAAATGACTATATATAACGGAAATGAATTACAAACTTATGACTTTAAACGCGCACAAAAGGCATTAGAGGATGGGTTCAGTGTTTACATAGCGCACCCAAATGAACGATTTTATGATGAGCAAGTGTGGTGCTGTCACGAAATCGAAGATGCTGATGGTCATCTTTTCGTTTGGCCTATTAATAAAGAATAATTAGACTAGATTGATTAAGGAAAGGAACAAAAATGACTATTACATACAATAAAAAACAAGCTGAAAAAATTGCAAAAAAATATAATGAATATGCAAAATCTAAAATAGGAGCTGATAAGGTTTGGTGCTTATGGGATGATTACTCCGACCAAGAAATGGAGGATTCAGGCTATACTTCTATTGAAATAAACAGATTTGAAAGCATTGATGGCTGTAACCACACGATCGATATTTATGAAAGTGAAATTGACTATATACCTTTTAAAGAAGAAATAGAGGATTAAACCATGACTGAAGCAGAAAAAAACAAGAAAGATTGGGAGGCACTAGTGGCTTGGGCACTCGAAGAGAATTATGTATATGAGTGGGATTTGCCTAGCTATGTAGAAAATAAAAAGAAAGATTAAGAACATGACTAAAAACAAATTTACTTATTTGGTTGAATATTCAACTCCCAACCAATTTATAGTCGAGGCTTCTAATTTGGCCGAGGCTAAAAAGAAAGCCTATAAAAAATTAATTGATGTAGACGAGAAAATAATTTTAACAGTAAAACAGGTGACAGCATGAAATACTATGAAGTAGACAGAAAAACTCCTTACGCCCGAGGCGAATCCGACTACTGGTATCGAAGACCTTATAACCCTCATAAATATTACGACGGTAGTTATCGTGAACCCAAACCGAATTACAAACTTACACAAGCCGAGCGCGATGAGTATACCAGAGGATTCAACGATGCTAATGACAAAGACATAAGTTCGACGAGGTGGAAAAAGTAAATGTTTTTATTTAAATGGATCTATATTAAAATTTACGGTCAAGAGTGTTGGGACGAAGCTATGAATCCCACTAAAAAGAAAAGAAGGTAACTAAATAAAATTGTAAAGAACTAACCTCGCTTTGGCGGGGTTTTTTTTTATGGCTTGTAATCTATCTAATAATATCTTATATCTAGGATTATCTAAAACTTTAAAAACTGGAGAATCAATAATGGCTTTTTTTAAACTGCAATTTAACATGACGCTTGAACCCGTTGACGTTCGCGCCGTGATAGAAGCAAACAATATTAAATGGAAACCATCCGACGCTCAATGCATCGACATCCTTGAAGAAGCTTATAGAAAATCCGAAATCGGTTTAAGCGCGAGCGATATTTTATGGGCCATCGAAGAGCAACTGGACTTCGACGACTTTTGCAAAGAGGAGTTTAAATGAAAACCGTTTTGAAAAATCTCAATTTTTATTTAAACAATAAACGTGCCCTTGTTTTTAGTAACCAACATTCAAATCATATTAAAATTTTTATGGATGGAGATGGGGATATTACACTAGATACAGGTGAAATGGATATATATTTTGAAAATATTGATGACTTAGTAAAGCACCTTTATAAAGAAAAAATGTCATATGAGGGTGTAGAGAAAACATATTGAAAAACCTTTAAAATAAAAGGCCGCCACTGGGCGGCTTTTTTTATGTCTTGTATTCTATCGCATATTATCTTATACTTATAACATCTTAAACTTTACAAAGGATCAAAAAAATGAAAGTTTCAAATTTTGTTAGTAATTTATTCAATGAATATGAAAGCGCCTTTCACAGTGAATATCGCAAAGACGGGGAACTATATCGCCTCTACGAATTAGCCAAGCCGCTCCCTCTCACAGAAATTAAAAAAATTAGAAAACGCAAAGACGTCACCAGTTGCGCAATTGAATGCGAATTTGCGCCCGAGATTGTTCGGCCCGCTTTCGCTGTTAAGGTGGAGTCTTAAATGTTAAAAATCGTAGAAACATCAACCGCAAAAAAAACAGTAGGACTCGCGATAACCTACCGAGCAGGCTCGCAAGATAAATACGGAACTTGCCCAAGCGCGTGCGTGCTCAACTGCTCAAAAAAGAAAGCTAAGGAAAAAGTGGACTCCGACTACCTCGACGCGCTCTTGAAAGCTAAACCCAAGCGGGGCTTATCCTTCACTTATTCATCCGCCGACCCTTCCAACTATGCGCATCGTTTAAACGAGGACTCAACCGTCATTAATTACAGCGCCCCGACTCCTGACGTTGCCGTTGAGAAATTTAAAACAATGCCTGTGGCCGTTGTCTATCCTTGGAAACCCGACCAAAAAAACGCGAGGCATAAAGGCGCTTTGATTGTTCGATGTCCCGCCGAATATAATGCCGTTAGAGGTTGTGCGGATTGCGGCGGAGGTGTCCCGCTTTGCGCAAGATTAAATCGAAATTATATTATTGGATTTGAGCCGCACGGGGCGCAGAAAAAGAAAGCCGCCGACCCAAATATAAAAGGCGGATGCTATGCCGCCAATGGCCACACAAACCTACACTGGACGGCTACCACTTTGCAGGAGCAGGGAGACGAAACCGACGCCGAGCGGGTGACTCGATTTGTCAGAGGCTTGCCGCCTCGTGCCATTGTACGGCACCACATAGCGGGCGACGTGATGCAAGACTCCGCCTAAGATTAAAACAGTTAAACAGGGCGGGCCCCGCCCCTCGGCCGTTGCTCCAAACCTACGAGGCGCAACGGCTTTTTTTATATGCGATATTGACAAGGGTTCGCTGTCCGTTCATAACGGGGTATGAGCCACGGCTCTAAAACTTTAAAAATTGGAGAATTAAATTGAAAAAATCACGTTTTAAAATAGTTAATATGACAGCTTACATCAGGGCCCCGTATACAATGAGAATTTGCGTCCCAGTAGATGCAACACAGGAGGCCATCGAGGCGGAGATAGATATCGTAACGGAAAACTCTACGATTCACGATTGGAAGTTAACGGAGGAGCGTAGGTATATTGACATTGAGATTGATGGCTACAGCTTCTCATCTATACCAAATGACTCCGAAGCCGCTGACACTGGTTTTATTGAGGACCTATATCAGCCCCGCTTTGAGGAATTAAACGAAGAGCCGCGAACCGATTTCAGTGACGGAAGTGACGACCTAGAAAGTGACAGCGCTCGTTATCGTGCCGAAATGCGCCTCCGCGCCCAAGATGAATCCGACACAAGGGACTTATACTGATGTTTGATATATACTGCTCACGTTGCGGCGAAGCTTGGGAGCAAGATTACTTGCATGAACCCGACGAACTGGGCGGACCAGAAAACCTAACATATGAGCAAGCCGCTTACATGTTTAGAGTTAACGGTTGTGGTTTATTTCAATCCGAGCCGAGCCCCTGCAACCGTCCCCCTGTGCAAGCCGTTGAAAAATTGCTTGCGATTAAAGCGGGCCAATCTTTGAGCGAACACCCCGACGAGTGGGCAGGCTTTATTTGATTAAGTCTTGAACCACGAACCATTAACAACCGAGAGCCGCTTATCTCCTGAAGCGGCTCTTTTTTTATGGGAGTTGACTTTATCGCATATCAACCTATAACTAGGGTGCGGGAATAATCCCGTGAAATTGTCACAAGGAGAATCAAATTGACAAAAACTGTAAAGAAATGGGAGAAAGAAATAGCTCCCCATCTCGTAGGTAAAACAATCGAAAAGATTGAATATCTAACCAAGGACAACGCTGACGACATGGATTGGCATCGATTGCCACTAGCTATCGTTTTCACAGATGGTTCTTGGATATTTCCAATGATGGACGCTGAAGGAAATAACGGCGGCGTCTTAGCTACTTCAATGAAGGGGATGGAACTAATCCCCGCAATGTCAACGTAAGGAGAATCGCAATGACAGAATACACAATAAAAAAATCGTCCCTTATATTTCAACTGGAGTACATGGCTTTGATGCGAAACTGCGGAAGGAGGGATAGGTACAACGAGTGTTTATTAAAAGTCCGCGAGCAATTAACCGAGTTAATCGGAGTGGATGTACTCTCTCTTTTAATGCCTGAAGAAATCGGGTTAGCGCAAGAGGAGGAGAATCTGGATCACGCTGTGAAAAAATGGAACGCTAGGAAAGAGATTGCATAAACAGCTTTCCCTATTAGATGGAAGAGGTCGCCCAGTGGCGGCCTTTTTTTATGGGCGTTGACTTTTTATCGCATATCATTCTATAAGGGGACGCGAAAATAATTTCGCGGTATTGTCACAAGGAGAATCAAAATGACAACCCAAACTTTAAAATCAAAGTTCGCGCCAATCGCTGTATTGGTCCAAGACTTAGTTATCGACGCTAAGCTTAATCCTCTCAAAAGCAAATATCTTGACCGTTGGACGGGGTCGCAATTAAAAGAAGCGGCGGGCCTTCTCCCTTACTTCTTTAGAGACGCTTGGCGCGATATCGAGGGCGATTTAACAGATAACGACATAGCCGCTGTCATCAGCGTTGAAGAGTTATATTCTAAACTTAAAACAGGCGTTGAAAATAAGTATCAATACGGCGCATCCTTTAACGATGACGGTTACGGGGAGAAAGGAACGTTGGACGATAAAGGGGTTTATAAATACCCTAATGACCCCGCTCTTAAACCCATAGTGACCTTAAACGTTAGCGCTTGGGATTATGAGAACAATGAGTACGTTCCTGTCATATCCTGCCACATCTACTTGCACGCCCTTGTCGCTATACGGAATCAAGTATCAGGGGACTGGGCTTTGACTCGGATGGATTAACCCGCCTCAATCCCAACATGGAAGGCCGCCCTCGAGGCGGTTTTTTTATGCCTACTGTCCGCGATTGAATACCTTTTATGGGGTTACCTACCTAGAAATTAGAAAACGCTCTTAGCAGGCATTCTATAGGGTCCCCTATGCAATTAAGGTTATAGGCAGGCATCAAGAAGGGTAGGCGATTTATCAGGATTTTTTTTTATTTTTTTACACAACAGGGGTAAAGACCATGTTCCGCGCAAATAATTACACGAAAATTTGAATCAAAAAAATTATCTTATATTTATACTTTTTATCGCATACTATATGTGCTAAGTAATAAAAAAAACGGCTAGGGACCCCTATGAGCTTAGATAAAAATGTATTATTGGAAGAGAAGAAACTTAAGTTAGAGCTTCGTCTTGCACAGCTCGAGAAGAATGATAAATGTAAAAATGATTTTTTAACTTTTGTAAAAACGGTTTGGCCTGATTTCATCGCGGGCCGTCATCATAAAATCATTGCGGAGAAGCTAGAGCGCGTGGCGCGTGGTGAGTTGAAGCGTTTAATTATTAATATGGCTCCACGGCACACGAAAAGTGAGTTTGCTTCCTATTTATTTCCTGCGTGGTTCATGGGCCGTATGCCGAATAAGAAGATCATTCAAGCGACGCATACGACGGAACTTGCGGTAAACTTTGGTCGTAAGACTAAGAACTTGTTGGAGTCGGACGAGTTTCGAGATATTTTTCCTGAAGTAAAGTTAGCGGTAGACAGTAAAGCCAGTGGTCGGTGGGACACGAACAAGGGTGGAATGTATTATGCGGTGGGTGTGGGTTCAAACCTCGCGGGCCGTGGTGGTGACTTAGTGATTATTGATGACCCGCATTCGGAACAGACGGCTATGTCTAATTCAGGTTTTGAGGATGCTTGGGATTGGTACACTGGGGGCCCCCGCCAGAGGCTCCAACCGGGAGGTTCTATTGTTTTGGTTCAAACGCGGTGGTCTGAGAAGGATATGACGGGTCAACTTTTAAAGGCTATGGCTAAAGATCCATTAGCGGATCAATGGGAAGTTGTTGAGTTGCCTGCAATTTTTGATGACGGGACCCCTTGTTGGCCTGAGTTTTGGAGCCTCGATGATTTAATCTCGGTCCGCGCATCTATACCCGCGTCTAAGTGGAACGCGCAATATCAACAAAAACCTACGGGTGAGGAAAACGCTATAATAAAGCGTGAGTGGTGGAATATATGGGAAAAGGAGAAGATACCACAGCTTGAGTATGTTATACAAAGTTATGATACGGCGTTTAGTAAGAAGCAGACGGCGGACTTTTCTGCGATTACGACGTGGGGAGTGTTTTACCCTAATGAGGGTGGTTCGGGTCCCAATATTATTTTATTAGATAGTAAGAAGGGTCGTTGGGATTTTCCTGAACTTAAGCAGATTGCTTTAGATAATTATAAATTTTGGGAACCGGACTCTGTTATTATAGAAGCGAAAGCGAGTGGGACCCCTTTGACACAAGAATTAAGAAATTTAGGAATACCCGTTGTTAACTTTACACCGAGCCGTGGTAATGATAAGGTGACACGAGTACATAGTGTATCACCACTTTTCGAGGCGGGTATGGTTTGGGCTCCTGATGAAACATTTTCGGATGAATTGATTGAGGAGGTTGCAGCTTTTCCGAATGGGGAGTATGATGACTTAGTTGATAGTATGACACAAGCCTTGATGCGTTATAGACAAGGCAACTTTGTTCAGCTACCAACAGATGACTGGGATCAAGAGGAAACCTCTGCTAGAGTAAAGGTTTATTATTAATGTTTGAATTAAAAGGTACCAAATGGACACTATAGTAAATCTAGGGGCAGGCGGTTTTATTAATTACTTACAAGACGGCGGGGCGGCTGTAGAGTTTCCAGAACCTTTAAACATGAATGATTATAAGGTTTTCCCATATATTCCACCACTCACGCTTTATTATAGCGTTTT